GAAAGGATGGTGAAGTTCGATGTCGAGAAGAAGAGACTACAACGATCCAGCGTACAAGCAGTTTAGGACCGAGGTGCTAAAAAGAGATAAATTTACGTGCCAAATGTGTAATAAAAAGGGGAAAAGGGTCTGGCTAAACGTGCATCACATAATGAAGTGGAGTTCTGCTAGTACTCTCAGGTACGATCCGGATAACGGAATAACACTGTGCCGGAATTGTCACAAAGAGGTGACGGGTAAAGAATCACACTATATACAATATTTTTCAGAAAAAGTAAGGAGAAATAAAAAATGAGTACACGATCAGACGTATGCGAACAACTAAAGTCCGTACTAGACTCACTTAATCCCGGAGAAGCTATAGAAGTGGCCGTAGAAGAGGGGAGAGTTGGCATAGATGGATGGGGCGACTTTTGGGCCTTTTGTCAGAAAGAACACAAAAAGACTGTCAAGACAGAATTTGATCAGGATTCGTGGTCTTGTACAGTTTTGAAAAAAGCAGACGCTTCCACTCCAGCTCCAGCTCCAGAACCTGTGGTCGATCCAGAAGAAACGCAGGAAATACCTGTTGTAGATGTAAAGGTCGAAAAAGAGCCTGAACCCGAACCTGAACCAAAATCCTACTTCTGGGGCAAAAAAGAAGACAGTGAATAAATATACGGTTATCAAGGACACGAGAGAACAAGACGGTTGGTTTTTCTCTCCTTATGACAAGTGTGCCGGAATGGAAATAGGAACCCTTCACACTGGTGATTACACCATGAAGGGCTTTGAAGATATAGTGTGCATCGAACGTAAAGCCTCCGTGTCCGAGATAGCCATGAATCTAGGAAGAAAGAAAAAGCCATTTCAGGAAGAGATGGAACGTATGCGTGATTTTCAGTTTTCTTTTTTAATTCTAGAGTTTGATATGGCGGATGTATTAAAGTACCCAGAGGGTTCAAAAGTACCCAAAGCAGCCAGATCCAAAGTTAGAGTAACTGGTAAGTACCTATTGAAGTGTTTAATGGAATTTCAAATATGGTATGACACCAAGATATTGTTTTGCGGTGACAAAAGCAATGCGTTTTTAGTGACCAATAGTATATTCAAACGTCTCTCCGAACTATTCCAAAAGGGCACAGACGATGAAGAAGCAAACCGACAACTGGAATTCTGATGTTCATAGCTACGGATTGGACGTTGACAACAGAATAATATATCTACAAGAAAAAGAAGACGAAACAGATAGTCCGGGCGTAGACTATCGGATGGTTCAAACGTTCGTAAGAAATATAAATATTTTGCAATCTGCGAGCGATGCACCGATAACAATATATATGCAGACGCTTGGCGGATGCTGGTACTCTGGAATGGGTATCTATGATGCAATAAGACTTTCCAGATGTAAGTCAATGATAGTAGGCTACTCGCAGATATGCTCTATGGGCACTATAATCATGCAGGCGGCCTCTAAAAGGGTTCTGATGCCTAACTGTGTGTTCATGTGTCACTACGGCTCTAGCGACCTGACAGGGGACTTCCTGAGTGCTCAGAATTTCGCTACAGTAGATAAGCAGAACATGCAAACTATGGTTGACATATATGCAGAAAGATGTCACAGGTCTGGGGCATACTTCAAAGAAAGAGAAGACAGTCTTTCCAAAGTGAAAACATACATAAAAAGAAAAATGAAGGACGGCGATTGGTATATGACCGCAGAACAAGCCGTTCGTTTTGGTTTTGCGGATCAAATATACAGCAAAAGTACTAAATGGTAGATTATTCTAGACAGCTTGAAGACGCTTGGTTAGGTATAGATGTAGACGAGTCAACATTATTTAATCCTATGGATTTTGTAATGCAAGACTCAGATAACGACATGCTAATTAAAAGATTGTCATGGCTTATGATGAAGCCGGAATACTTTTCGTTTGTTTGTAAGTACGTTTTGAATATTGAGCTTTCCCCTTTTCAAGCACTTCTGCTACACGAAATATGGGACCGTAAGTTTCCCATGCTTATCGGTAGTCGTGGTATGGGTAAATCTTTTCTTCTTTCTGTCTATCCTCTTCTTCGTGCTTTGTTTATGCCTAGAAGAAAGATAATTGTAGTGGGTGCTGCGTTTAGACAGTCTAAAGTTTTGTTTGAATACATGGACACCATATGGAAGAACGCACCAATCTTAAGAGACTTATGTGCGTCAAACAGTGGTCCAAGAAGAGACGTTGACAGATGTGTTATGCATATTGGCCAAAGCACAGTAACCTGTCTTCCTTTAGGCGACGGTAGCAAGATCAGAGGCCAGCGTGCCAATGACATCATTGCAGACGAATTTGCGTCGATACCCCGCGACATCTTTGAGAATGTTGTCGCTGGTTTTGCTGCTGTTGCCGCCTCACCCATAGAAAAGGTGAAGCAAAAAGCAAAAGAGAAAAGAGCAGCAGAGCTAGGGATACCGATTAGCAATCCCAAAAAAGATATGCATGGAGATAAATCAAACCAGATTATATTATCCGGTACTGCCTATTATGATTTTAATCATTTTGCAGAATACTGGAAAAGATACAAGTCTATAGTTTCTAGTGGAGGAAATCATGTCAAGCTTGGTGAAGTTTTTGGCGGCACAGTACCTCCTGATTTCGACTGGCGTGAATACTCTGTTACTAGGATACCTGTTGATAAACTGCCTGATGGATTTATGGATAGCGGGCAAGTCGCGAGAGCTAAAGCGACGGTCCACGCCGGAATCTACCAGATGGAGTATGGGGCTGTCTTTACTACTGATAGTCAAGGCTTTTTTAAACGTAGTCTTCTTGAGTCATGTACTACGTCTCCTTCAAAACCAGTGAATCTACCCTCTGGAGAAGTTTGTTTTGAGGCGTCTTTAAAAGGAGACACTAACAAAAAATATGTATTCGGTGTTGACCCCGCTTCTGAGGTTGACAACTTTAGTATAGTTGTTTTAGAAGTTAACGACGATCACAGAAAGGTGGTTCATTGTTGGACCACGAACAGACAGCAACACAAAGACAAACTAAAGTCCAAGATGGTTGACGAGGACGATTTCTACTCCTACTGTGCTAAAAAAATTAGAGAGCTGATGAGGGTCTTCCCTTGTTACGAAGTTGCTATGGACGCACAGGGAGGTGGTATAGCTGTTATGGAAGCACTGCACGATAAAGATAAGATACCAGAAGGGGAGCTACCTATATGGCCTGTGATAGAAGAAAAGGCCAAGGATACAGACGACCACGCCGGTTTACATGTGTTGAGAATGTGCCAGTTTGCAAAATACGACTGGTTGGCCGAGGCAAATCACGGTCTTAGAAAAGACTTTGAGGATAGGGTTGTTTTGTTTCCCTACTTCGATTCCGCCAGTTTGGGCGTAGCATTGGAGGTTGATAAATCTCTAGGCAGAAAGTATGATACATTGGAAGACTGTGTCATGGAGATAGAAGAACTCAAAGACGAGTTATCTATGATTATCATGACTCAAACAGGAACCGGTCGAGAAAGATGGGACACCCCAGAAGTAAAGACTGGTGCCGGACGAAAGAGTAGACTCAGGAAAGACCGTTACTCTTCTTTGATCATGGCAAACATGTCCGCCAGATATTTGAATATACCAAAACAAACACTAGAGTCTGGAGCCTTTGGAGGCTTCGCTGCACAAAACGCTTCTATGTTTAATAATGATAAGATGTACAATGGGCCAGCTTGGTTTACAGAAGGTACTGATGGAATTTATTAAAAAAAGTAGGCTTGTGTAATTTTTGCGTATAGTAATACAATCGGCAATCTAATTGATAATTAAACTACACCAATTTTAATATGAATGGAACACAAATGTCAGACGCTTTATATAAAACATGGGCTAGTGACTCAGAAAAAAACTCCGTTTATGATGTAAATGATTTAGACGGTTACGATGGTGCGGTTTATAGATCTTCAGCACATTCTGGTCCTTATCGCAAGCAAACATATCTTGATATAGAGCCTAATCGTTCTGTTAGGCCTAGCTTTGGTCGTTCTGACTATGACGCTTTTCGTCCCGGAGAAGCTGTTCCCACAAAGCAGAAAAGAATAATGGCTATGTGCATGAGTGCCTACGATAGAGTCGGCATTATCAGAAACGTGGTTGATTTGATGAGCGACTTTGCTTCGCAGGGGCTTGTGTTGGTACACCCAAATAAAAGCATTGAGAAATTTTATAGAAAGTGGTTTTCTCAGGTTAACGGTATAGATCGGTCTGAAAGGTTTTTAAACTACCTATATAGAACCGGCAACGTTGTGGTTAAGAGAAGGACGGCAAAGTTAGACAGAAGAAAAGAACAAGAGCTTCGTCGTGCTGCGGGTGCCGATGTGGACATAGAAATATTAAAAGGTAAAAAGAGAGAAGTTCCTTGGATCTATGACTTTTTAAATCCTGTTGCGGTAGACGTGAAGGACTATGGAATGATGGCCGTTGGTAAGCCTCAGTACACCTTGAACATCTCAAAATATACATACCAGTCTTTACTGAAGAGTTCAGAAAATTCTAAAAACGCTTATAAGACTCTCCCTCAAGACCTACAAAAAAGAATTCAAAATGGCGATAGAAAGATTCCTCTAGACCCAGACTCTACTTTCTTTTATCACTACAAAAAAGACGATTGGTTACTTTGGGCCAATCCTATGATATATGCTATCCTAGACGACATTAGTATGCTAGAGAAGATGAAGCTTGCTGACTTAGCTGCTTTAGACGGAGCTATATCTAGCGTTAGACTTTGGACGCTTGGAGACTTTGATCAGAAGATCGTTCCCACTAAAGCGGGCCTTAATAAGGTTAGAGATATCTTAGCTAGCAATGTTGGTGGAGGAACTATGGATTTAGTATGGGGTCCAGAGCTTCAGTTCACAGAGAGTCAGTCTCAGGTCTATAAGTTCTTGGGTTCGGAAAAGTATCAGCCTGTTCTTACGAGCATTTATGCTGGACTTGGTATACCCCCAACGCTAACCGGTGCTTCAGGCTCTAGTGGAGGATACACCAATAACTATGTGTCTCTCAAGACCCTGATAGAAAGACTAGAATATGGCCGTCAGGTATTGACTAACTTCTGGGTTCAAGAAATTGAATTTGTCAGAAAGGCTATGGGTTTTAGATTGCCTGCGGAGATACACTTTGATTCCATTGTATTGTCTGATGAGGCAGCACAGAAGAATCTACTTATTCAGCTCGCAGACAGAGATATCATCTCTCAAGAAACTCTACTTGAAAGATTCCGAGAAATTCCCGGTATCGAAAGAGTTAGGGTACGTAGAGAGGAAAGAGAAAGGAAAAACGACGTTAATTCTCCAAATAAAGCTGGTCCATATCATAACCCTCAACATGCTAACGATATGGCTAAGATAGCTATGACAAAAGACATCATGGACACCGAGGAATATTTAGACCAACTAGGATTGCCTCATAAGCCCGAAGAGGAGATTGAAGAGCAGTCACAACAGCCTAACTCGCCACAGCAGGAAAAAGAGTATCAGCCTGTTGATGAGGGTGGTAGACCTCAGCTCTCTAGAGACGAAACAAAAAGAAAACAGAAAAGAGTTCTACCTAGAAGCGGTGAACCAACCGCAGCTACGATTTGGGGTATATCCGCACAAAACAAAATATCCTCAATTATAACTCCAATAGCATGTGCTCATCATAAAAAGAAAGACGCTAGAGCTTTAAGTAAGTCTGAAGTAGATGAACTAGAGTATCTTAAGTTATGTATTTTTACTGGCATGGAACCATTTGTCGATGTTACTGAGGAGCTTGTTCACAAGATTATAAATAACAACACAAAGCCTAGCGAAGCGTTTGAAAATAGTGCTGCTTTTAAGGTAAAAGAGTTTATAAGGTTGAACAATAAGAAGCCCAATACATCAGAAATGAAACATATACACGCTTCTTCATACGCATCTGTATATAGTTTTTAACCAAAAAAAACCACCACCTTTGAGTTTTTGTGTAAATACTTCTACGGAGGAGTAACATATGAAAATATATGCACAAGAAGAAAAAGACGGCATAGCAGATCTTATTAAAGATAATACGGTTGCTTGCTGTGCTATTGCTGAAACAGATAATAATCCCTCAACAGAAACTGTCGAAAAGCTTCAAAAGGTTTTGGCAGAAAGCTCTGAAAATAAAGACTCGGCTATTGCCGAAAATAAAGAACAAATAGATTTGTACTATCTTAAATCAATACTAGTTAGTACAGGTTGGAACAAGAACGATGATGTTTTTGATCCTACAGAACTCTGGGAAGCTAGAAGCACTCCAGAGGATAAACCTTTTAACTTCATGCATAACGAAAAGGATATCATAGGCCACATAACAGCAAATGAAGTTGTTGACTTTGATGGAAGTCCAATAACCGAAAATTCCGAAGTTCCAGATAAATTTAACATCTTGACTTCTGCTGTAGTTTATACTGAGTGGTCTGATCCCGAACAAAGACAACGGATGCACAAGATTGTGTCCGAGATTGAAGATGGAAAATGGTTTGTTTCTATGGAGTGTTTATTTCCTGACTTTGATTACGCACTAAAGGGTGCAGCAGGGGAAACCAAAGTAATAAAAAGAAACGAAGCATCTGCTTTTCTAACGAAACACTTAAGATCGTATGGAGGAGACGGAAAATACGAAGATTACCAAGTGGGGAGACTGTTAAGAAACTTATCGTTCTCTGGTAAAGGCTTAGTTTCCAAACCTGCTAACCCACGTAGTGTAATTTTGGAAGGAAATGATTTCTTTGATGAATCACAGGCACAAGTTTTAACAATATCTTCACTAAAGGAGAACGATATGTCCGATAACTACGAAATGCAAGTTAACGACTTGCGTGCTGAGTTAGCAGAATCTAAGGCTGCTAATGAAGCTCTAAAAGAAAAGGTTGTCGCTGAACAGAAAGCTGAATTTGAAGTAAAAATTCAGGCTCTTGAAGCTACAATCGCAGAACAAGCATCTTCTATTTCTGAAAAGGAAGAAGCTATTGCCGCTAAAGCAACTGAACTTACTGAAGCTCAGGAAGCTCTGGCAGCAAAAGAAGAAGATGTGAAAGATAAGATGGAACAGCTTCGCGAAATGAAAGAGAAGGAAGCTATGATGAAGCGTAAAGCACAGCTTGAAGAAGCTGGGTTTGATGCTGAGGAAGCTGTCGCTACTGTTGAAGATTTCAATCATCTTGATGATGAAACTTTTGACAAAATTGTAGCTACAATGAAGAAGAAAGGTCAATTCCCTCCTAAAAAGGATGAGGAAGAAGACAAGGAGAAGAAAGAGGAAAAGGCTGTTATGAAGAAGAAGGCCGAACTTGAAGAAGAGGTTGACGCCGCTGAAGCAAGTGAGGAAACTCTTGAGAACGCCGAGGAACCTGCTGAGGTAGCCGTCGCAGAAGCTATGGGAGAAGAAGATCCTGCGGAAAATCTTCGTTCGGTAGCTAGTGAATGGCTCGGCTCTATTTTACAATCTAACAATAAGTAATTAAAAGGAGAATTCATAATGGCTCTTAAATCTGATAGAAGTACGCTTCAAACTGATATTTCGTTCTTCATGAACGAAGCTGCCACTCGTGGTGGCGTAGCCTCCATCAGCACTGGTGGATCGGGCGTTTCGCTTGATAACGGTGCTGCTGTAGTAACTTACGGTGCTCTGCCTTCTGGTAAAGTTCCTGTTGGTATTTTGTTGAACGATATGGTTGACATCGACCTTACTCGTCAGCACTTGAACCAGCATAAAGACGAAGTACAGAAGGGTGGTAAAGTCTCTCTTCTCACTAAGGGTTGGGTTGTTACTAACAGCTTGGAAGGAACTAGTCCTTCTGCTGGCGACATAGCTTATCTAGGTCACAGCGGAAACATCGCTACTTCGGACTTGTCTAATGACACTACCGACGCCGATGGTTCTACCAGAGTTGTTGGTCGGTTCATGTCGGCTGTTGACCAGAATGGTTACGCCAAAGTGTTCATTGACCTTCCTAACACTAACCTCTAATTTTACCTAGAAAAGGAGAAGAGAATTATGTCCATGAAAGATAGACCTACTCCGGAATTCATCGAGTTGCTAAAGCGATCCGGTGATTCTGATAAAGCGATTGCTATTCAAGCACAAAGAGAAATCGCAAAAGCACTCGAACTTCCTCTTCGTAAAGGGGTTTTGTTCGGAGATATCGTCGGTTCAATCTATGAGGCTATGCCTCTTGAGCCGGGAGCAAGCCCAGAATTTCCATTGGATCTTTTGGCACCCGGAACCGAAAATGATCACGTAGCGTTCACTAATCCCGGAAACGGACGCATTCCAGAACGTCACGTTGAAGGTGACTACGTGATGATCAATACTTACGGCATCACAAGCTCGATTGACTTCTTGCTTAAATATGCTCGTGAGGCAAACTGGAACGTTGTTGCAAGAGCTATGCAAGTTCTTGAGTCTTCATTCGTGAAGAAAATCAACGACGATGGCTGGCACACGCTGTTAGCTGCTGCTGTAGACCGTAACATTTTGGTTTACGATAGCGATGCTGCTGCTGGTCAGTTTACTAAGAGAGTGGTTAGCTTGATGAAGACCGTCATGCGTCGTAACGGTGGTG